TAACAATACGGGCAATGGCGACGATCGAGGCCGCTTCAATCGGCGATAAGCCAACAAAGGTGGTGTAGAAAAATAACAGCCATGCGCCAATTACGGTAAACGCGCCGCCACCCATAATATCGGTCAGGCCATATCCAATACTCACCGGAATGGTGACGTTTTTCTTTGCACGAGACATACAGTTTCCTTACCTGAAAAAAAACCAGTTAATTCCCGATGCTTCTGTGAAGTTTTTATTTATTAGCGTTGATTATCGAGAGGCATAAAAAAAGACTCCCCTGCGTTTACAGAGGAGTCATCAGTCATTACGAGATGGCGCGATGTTTACCGTGAATCTTTAGCGCGGCAGCTTTATCGTCTGCAGCATCTTCCAGCGTGCTCAGATCGCGGTCACATACCTCTGGCATCAGCAGGGCTGAGATCAGGCCGATGAAGGAGTAAACCACCACCATCGCCACGATTGGCCACCAGGAGCCAGTCATGTTGCAGAAAATCCCTGCCAGTACCGGACCAAAACCAACCGCAATCAGACCACCCGCCTCTTTTGAAATTGCCATCCGGGTGAAACGGTTACGGGAACCAAACATCTCGGCCATGGTAATGTTTTCCAGGGCGAACAGTCCCAGCACCGCGAAGTTATGGATAACAATAATCGAGGTCATGATCACGCCAGGGCTGTACGACTTGTCGACAATAATCGACAGCATCGGGTAGGCCAGAATAATGGCGGAAATGCTCAGCAGAATGTAAGGCAGGCGACGACCATATTTATCGGACAACCAGCCCAACAGCGGGATAGTAATAAAGCCGAGAATAGAACTGATCATCAGGGCATCGGTCGGAATAGCCTTATCAAACAGCAGCGTCTGGACCAGATACCCGGCGAGGAACGTCTGGATCAGGCCGGAGTTACCCGCCTGGCCGAAGCGCAGACCGGTCGCCAGCCAGAAGGATTTGCTTTTCAGCATCCCACCCAGGGTATTTTCTTCAACCGCAGCCTGAACAGGCGCATCGTCGGTATTAACCTGCTCAAATACCGGGCTCTCCTTGAGGTTCATACGCAGCCAGATGGCAAAGATCATCACCACCACGCTTGCCAGGAACGGCACACGCCATCCCCAGGCCAGCAGCTGTTCGCGGTCGAGGGCAAAGAACATCACCGCCCAGATCGCCGTGGCGCTCAGGGTGCCGCAGTTAGTGCCCATCGCCACCAGCGAAGAGATGATGCCTCGTTTCCCTTTCGGCGCATATTCCGCCAGCATCGTGCCCGCACCGGAGATCTCCGCCCCTGCGCCCAGCCCCTGGATAATACGCAGCGTCACCAGCAGCACCGGCGCGAAAATGCCAATTTGTGCATAGGTCGGCAGCACACCAATCAGGGTGGTGCAGATCCCCATCATGGTGATGGTGATAAACAGTACCTTCTTGCGTCCGACGCGGTCACCCATTTTGCCGAAGACAAAGGCGCCAACGATACGGGCAATATAGCCCGCCCCATAGGTACCCATCGCCAGAATCAGCGCCATCGCCGCCGACTGTTCCGGGAAGAAGATTTCGTGAAAGACTAATGCCGCGCCCAGCGAATAAAGCTGGAAGTCCATGATTTAAAGCGCTGTAAAGGGTCTTTGTGGGATTATCCTTAATTCCTGAGTATTTAACAGTAACTTGCCGCTCGTGAAATGCATCCATTTGTTCTTTTGCATATCACCTGCGGTACTTTTATGCCCCACCCATGCCCCAAAGAATTTCTTTGCATAATTCCTTCGAGAAATCCCACCCTTCTTTGACGAGGCGAAACTCCCTGGCAGTATCTTTACCGATCCGTTGTATATTTTCAGGGTGCGCAATGCTTCCTTTACCGCAGACCGCTATGTGCCAATAGCGGACGTTGTTAAGCTCATGCAGTATGGATTCACGAAGAACAGACGTTATATTTTGTCCTGATTGACACGGGATGAAAGCTCCTGATGGCTCTCTTTTCGCTCGCTGTAACGATCCGCAAGATAACCGGTTTGTCCCTTAAGCAGCAGTGTGATTTTAAACAGCTCCTCGGCTACATCGACGATGCGGTCATACCATGACGAAGGTTTCATTCGGCCGTTTTCGTCGAACTCTTGCCATGCCCTGGCTACGGAAGACTGGTTGGGGATCGTAAACATCCGCATCCAGCGGCCCAGAATACGCATCTGGTTCACTGCATTGAAGGACTGGGAACCACCGCAGACCTGCATTACCGCAAGTGTTTTGCCCTGCGAAGGACGAACCGCGCCTTCACTTAATGGTATCCAGTCAATCTGCGCCTTCATAACTGCGCTCATAGCCCCGTGCCGCTCCGGAGAACTCCACACCATCCCGTCACACCATCTGACCAGACCGCGTAGCTCGGTGACTTTAGGGTGCGTGTCCGGCGCATCATCCGGCAGGGGTAAACCGGAGGGGTTAAAGAGTTTTACCTCCGCGCCCATCGCCGCCAGCAGGCGACCAGCTTCTTCCGCGGCAAAACGGCTGTAGGAGCGCTCTCTTACTGAACCATACAGGATCAGAATCCGTGGCGGCTCCTGCAGGTGCAGGCGTTCAGCAATGTGTTGATCAAAGCATTCAGTATTCAGGGCAGGAAATTGTTCCATTTTTCTCCTCCGGAGAGAACAGGTGATTTTAAAATCATTATATATGATTTAACATATGTGTATTCTAAAGGGAACGGAGAGAAAAATGCTACAACCTGTTCAGCTTTTCAAAATCCTGTCGGATGAAACTCGGCTCGCCATCGTCATGCTTCTCCGGGAGTCCGGAGAACTGTGCGTCTGCGATATCTGTGCGGTCACCTCCGAATCGCAGCCCAAAATCTCGCGACATATGGCTATCCTGCGCGAAGCCGGGCTGGTTCTTGACCGTCGTGAAGGCAAATGGATCCATTATCGCCTGTCACCCCACATACCGGCATGGGCAGCTGAGACAATCACTACGTCCTGGCAGTGTATGCGGGAGGAAGTACGTGAATGGCTGGATAAATCAGCCTGCACCTCCTGCTGAGAAAGAAAAACACATTTACATAATCATATATAACGGAGTCTGAGATGCTTTTGGCAGGGAGTATATTTTTACTGACGCTGGTACTGGTGATCTGGCAACCCAGAGGCCTGAGTATTGGCTGGAGCGCGAGTATCGGGGCTGTGCTGGCGCTGGGAGCCGGTGTCATCCATGTCGCTGATATTCCCGTTGTCTGGAATATCGTCTGGAACGCGACAGCAGCATTTATTGCAGTCATCATCATCAGCCTGCTGCTCGATGAGTCCGGCTTCTTTGAATGGGCTGCACTACACGTCTCCCGCTGGGGTAACGGACGTGGCCGCCTGCTGTTTACCTGGATAGTGTTGCTCGGTGCCGCTGTTGCTGCGTTGTTTGCCAATGACGGCGCCGCGCTGATCCTGACGCCGATTGTGATTGCGATGCTGCTTGCACTGGGGTTCAGCCAGGGCACGACTCTGGCCTTTGTCATGGCCGCAGGATTTATCGCAGATACGGCCAGCCTGCCGCTCATTGTTTCTAACCTGGTGAATATCGTCTCGGCGGACTTTTTCGGTCTGGGCTTTACGCAGTACGCCTCCGTTATGATCCCTGTGGATGTGGCAGCGATTGCGGCCACCCTGGTCATGTTGCATCTCTTCTTCCGCAGGGATATTCCGGCCACGTATGACGTTTCGCTGCTGAAGACGCCTGCCAGTGCGATCAAGGATCCGGCAACCGTCAGGGCGGGCTGGATTGTCCTCTTATTGCTGCTTGTCGGTTTCTTTGTCCTGGAGCCGCTGGGGATCCCGGTCAGTGCGATAGCGGCGGCTGGCGCAGCAGTGCTGTTTGTGGTGGCGAAAAGAGGCCATGCCATCAACACCGGGAAAGTCCTGCGCGGTGCGCCATGGCAGATCGTTATTTTCTCGCTCGGCATGTACCTGGTGGTCTATGGCCTGCGCAATGCAGGGCTCACGGAGTATCTGTCGGGCGTGTTAAATCTTCTGGCAGACAAAGGGTTATGGGCAGCGACGTTCGGCACCGGCTTCCTGACGGCATTTCTCTCATCGGTGATGAACAATATGCCGACGGTACTGATTGGCGCGCTCTCGATTGACGGGAGTACGGCGACCGGCGTCGTCAAAGAGGCAATGGTTTATGCCAATGTGATTGGCTGCGATTTAGGCCCGAAAATCACCCCGATTGGCAGTCTGGCAACCCTGCTGTGGCTGCATGTGCTTGCCCGGAAAAATATAAAGATAACCTGGGGATATTACTTCCGTACCGGCATTGTCATGACTGTGCCGGTGCTGTTTGTCACTCTGGCCGCGCTGGCGTGGCGGCTCTCTGTCACTTTGTAATGAGATACTGATATGAGCAACATTACCATCTATCACAACCCGGCCTGTGGCACCTCACGCAACACGCTGGAGATGATCCGTAACAGCGGCAACAAACCGACGATAATTTATTATCTCGATACGCCCCCGACCCACGATGAGCTTATTAAACTTATTTCAGATATGGGAATTACGGTACGTGCATTGCTGCGTAAGAATGTTGAGCCTTATGAGCAACTGGGACTTGATGAAGAGAAATTTAGTGATGAGCAGTTGATTGATTTCATGCTTCAACATCCGATCCTGATTAATCGGCCGATTGTCGTTACGCCGCTTGGCACTCGTCTTTGCCGCCCTTCAGAAATAGTGCTGGATATTCTACCGGAAAGCCAGAAAGGAGCGTTTACCAAAGAGGATGGCGAGAAGGTCATTGACGAAACGGGGAAGCGGGTTAAGTAATCTGCCCACTTCAAAATATCGGGCGCCTGTTTACGTTTTGCGGGCGTCCGCTTTTCGTTCATAGCGGACATTTAAACTCATTAGGGAGTATCATCTGATCCCCCCTAACTACGCATCGCTTCTTACACCGGGCACTTATCACCATCACTATCGACGCTGTTGATGAAGTACGTCACCCTGCCCATAACTTCGACCTCTTCCGCCGCTGGCCCCTCGATCGCCTCGCCGTCATCAGTGATTAACGCTTTCCCCATGAATCGTGCAAATTGTGTCTGTCAGCCATTAAGGATCAGCAGAACCTGCCCTTGGTTAACCGATTTTGATGAAATCAATATGTGATAGGTTTCGGATTGGGCCTGAATGGCTCTAAGGGCTGTAGCAACTATCGGAGGAAGATCTAAACCACCTGCTTAGGCCATCGCCTTTTCCGTGGCTTTGGAATGATGGAGCGGGTGGTAAGCCGGGTACCACATACAGAACATACCGCTCCGTGTGGCTGGTTGTGCACGGGATTGAAGGTGGTGAAAAAGAACCGGTTGCTGCTACAAACAGGACAGATGAATTTCATAACAGATACGACGCTCCCTGGCCGCTGGCTGCACTAAAATCATAATATTTTTATAGAGCTCATAGCGAATCATTGCAACACTTCTTAACATCCTTTTATCGCTCACTGTCTGACCTGCCCTTCCCGCTTCTTCCTGCGCAGTTGAGCCAGTCGAAATGTCTTAAGTCGCGCTGTTAAAGTAATAGCTAATGCTGCCGATATGTTACTTACCTGCGTCCTGAACGCGGGATTGATAACAAAACTAAGGGATTTGTGCCCGTTCCCGTACGGGCTTTTTTGCTCTTCAGCTGCTTCAGGAATAGGTTCACAACCCTAATGACGTTCCGGGTCACACCAGGCGCTCATCAACTGTCTCAAAATATAGATAAGCCCAGAAGGAATCATAAGCGCGGTTAAACCAGCCAGAATAGCCATCGTCATAAGAAACTCCATGTTCTCAGATTTGCTCTTAAGGAATCTTAGAACGTATTTTTCTAGTGTCACTAGGGTCAGGAAATTTTTACTTCAGCACCTGTATTACTTGGTAGGTAAGAGGTGAGCGATCAGCGAAGAAATCGGCAGCTATGCCTATTGATAATTACTGCTGAACATCTGGCTGTTCTGCTGGATCATCCGGCTCCTCTTCCTCTGCTTTCAGCCTTTCGGCCTCAGCTTCTGCCTCCGCCTTCAATTTTGCTTCCAGCACTGCCTGGGCCAGCGCCTCCTCGTTGCGAATCCTTGCCTTCTCCTGCTGCTGGTTCCAGATGCTGTCCATCGGCATCTCAACACGAACAGAGATAAACTGGCCCGCCGGGATATCTACAGGATCGCCGTCTGCCACGCCCTCAATAATGTTCCGTGCAAATTTAGGCGCGCCGGCATGCTCCCGGTGATAGGTTTTAACCATCACCGATCCGTCAGGGTTAACCTCATAATCAAGCCATACCTTCGGCTGCTTATTGCGATCCAGCGGTATCTCAAATCCACCATCGATACCTCCCCAGGCCGCATCTGAATTGAGACCAAGACACCCTTCAATCAGGTACTGCCCGACAGCAATGCGGGTCACTGTGCAGCCTTCTGACTCATCATTTGTAACGACCGAACCATCACCATAAACATTCACAATTGGCGATGCTGTTTTTATAAACCCGTTACCGTCAACAGCGGTGTTTGCTTCCGTCCTGAAGGCATATGCTCTGGAAAAGAAGTCATTTGTGTCCGTGCCCGTGAACCATACTTTATTGCCGCGCGCGGAAATCTTGAATGCGCCGTTGTTACCTGAAGCATCTACCCACGGAACGCAGACAAGCTGTCCGACAAGATCCGAAGCTCCAAGCCCGGATTGCGGCAGATGCCCGCCAAGCGAGACACCGCCGCTGAGGCCCTGAGGAAAATTAAGAATGCCAGCATAGGCGGTTATTCCGCGATAATCGCTGATCGCCTGCATCGCTACCTTGCGCTCACTCTGGAAAACCATGTTGCTGTCGTAAACATCATAGATCGCAGCTGATTTGAGGCCGAGGCCAGTGCGGGCTGTGGCCTGCGTATTCCCGCCTGTACCGCCATTAGCCACCGGAATTACGCTGGCGGATGTGAAGTTTTCATAAACAGCAAATGTGCGGCTACCTGCTACGCCGGACATAACAATGAAATAACTTTTTCCTGATGCCGATTGCGTGAATTGAGTAACCAGCATCACCAGCGCTGTAGTGCCGGCACGACCGCCAAGAACATTGATATTGGTAGGCGATGATGTGCCAGCATAAGCCAGGCCTGATGGAATATTGGTTTGGTTAGATGGCAGGCAAACATGTTGAGCGCCAGGAACAAAGTTAAACGTCTGCCAGTCCAGAGCGGGAAGCATGGCTATTGGCGAACCGATACCCACATCAGCCAGCGCCCCTTTGCCTTGCAGATCCCAGTTCGACCATGTAGTGCCTGAGAGGGTGCGCGTCCACGTCCGGTTAATAAAGGCTGCATTGGTGACAACTGATTTGAATGTCTGAACCACTGAGTTTGTGCTTGACCGTAGTTCAACGGTGCAAATTCCAGTAGGCGTTGCTGTTTGCCCGTCAGGGATCGGCCCATTGGTGACAGCGGATGTAATCGACCAGATCCCAGGAGTTACCAGCACATTCATATCGCCAGTGAAATAGCCTGGCATCGAACTGAACCCCACTGGCAACCATGCGCCCCATGGCCCATCTGTGCCGTTCCATGATCCAGTAAGCGACCGGATGTAAATATTTCCAGATCTAACAGTGTAGCGCTGAGTGCAGCCAAACTGACCACCTTGAATTACTTCCAGCACCCCGACAGCACTATCTTCTGGGAATCCATTGGCAATTGTTGCGCCTGTTGATGAACCCTGACCCCATGAGCCAGAATAAGCTGATGTAGGACCATAATTGTTGAGGTTTGCTCCTGATGGTAACGCCCCACGCCACTGCACCGCCGCATTAACGACTGATGACATCTTCGGCCATGACGGGCCGGTGGCTGTAGTACCGTCTGCCCGCGTAAGGGTCACATCGCCCGGGCCCACCAGTAATTTATCCTGATTGGATATATCGATTTGCGCCTGGCGCAATGCTTCCGTAACGGCTTTTGCTAAATTGTCATCAATCGTGGCCATTCGTGATGTCCTTAAAATGAAAAACCCCGGCTCGGCGGGGTATGAGGATTTGAGTTAGAAAGAGAAGGAACCGGTACCGCGGGTTATGGTTAATGTCGGAGCGGAAATACGCTTACTTACCGTGCCAGTGCCAATCACCGTAATAGTTGCCACAACGACATTGTCAGTAATGCCTCGCACAGCGTGGCGCACAGGCATCCATAGCCCTCCCGTCCCGGAAGGAACGCTGACAGAGCCAAAATCACGGACATTATTGTTGATGTTGAGAGCAATATTTACAGTGGTGGCGGTGGAGGAGGAAATATAAATAAGCGCCTCAAGCAGTGCCGACTTAGTCAGTGCCGAAGATGAGGAATCAGTAAAGGCAATCGCACTATATGCGTTGGCGGCGCCTGATGCAGTAACATCAGCAGCAACCCCCAGATTGGCAACGTCTCCGACGAATGACGTAGCTTCCACCGCCCCTTTGAAGCTCCCGCTTGTCGCCTCAACTCTTCCTTTAAAACTTCCATCGGTTGCATAAACCGTCCCTCGCACGGTCACGTTGTTAAACACTGCATACCCGGATTTGTTGATATGCCATCCGACATTGCCGGTTCCATCCCACGTACTGGACTGGATGTAATTGCCGATTTTGGTGTTATCAATCGAGCCATCTTGGATAAACACCGATCGCAAAAACATCTGCCCGCCGGTCGCCGCAAACACCAGTTCCTGCCCGGTCGTCGTCGGGTTATAAACTGCGAACGTATCAGCGCTGACGAGGAAGTTAGAGGAGCCAGTGGCATCAATGCCCAGCTGAATACCCGCGATGCGTTTGATGCCGTTCGCCTCCACCTGGACTTTAACACCCCACTGCGCACTCAACTTGCCGTTGATATCAGCAACAGCCTGGCTGGTAGTCTGGACATTGGCGTTGGTTTGCCCAATCGACGCCGTCACCTGCTGAATGCTGGTCGCTGTGGCGCTCTCCAGATCCGCAACCGTCCGATCGATGCGGGTGATCGCAGCCGCGTTGGTCTGGCCATTGGTTTCAACAGTCGCTTTAAGCGTGGTGACCTGCTCCGCCAGGGCACTGGTGGCATCCGCTGATGTTTTCCGCACGTCGGTTATCTCGGCCATTGCTTTCGTATCGGCAACGGCAAACGTGACGCGCTGATCCGAGAATGCCATGAAGTTGGCGAGCGCATTGGTGACGTTGCCGACAATACCGGCATCCCTGCTGGCCGTGTTGCCGTCAACATCAACTTTCAGACTGTCGATGCGGCGGCCAAGCGCGCTGTCACCATCCGTGCGGGCCGTGGTTTCAGTGCTGATGTCTGCTGTGTTCTGGTCAGTCGTAGCCTTAACCGCCGCCAGCGCGGTGGTCTGCGCCTTGTCGTTATCAGCAACGGCTTTATCGATGCGCGTAATAGCGCCGGAGTTTTTGCCGACGGTAGTCTGCAGGCCCGAAAGCGTGGTGGCCTGAGCCTCCTGCTCAGTTGTCAGCGTTGCCAGTTCCTGGGTCACAGCGGCATGGTTGTCGTTTACGGTCGATTCCAGCTTCTTCCGCTCTGTCACCTCCGCTTCCTGCGCCGTAATGCGCGCCTGGCGTTCGGTGTACAGCAGGCCCGATGCCAGTTTTGACGGGTCGTCACCGGTATAGCCGCCCCGGATCTGCGTCGCCAGCGTCTCACGGGCCGTGGCTTCCGCTTGGTCACCAGTGACACGGGCAGTCGTCTCCTGCTGCAGCGCCGCCATCCCTGCCCCAGGCGTTGGCCGTCCCACCGCCACCCAGTCAATCAGGTAATAGTTCGTCGCGTCCTGTTTGGTGGACAGGTCCAGTCTGAACTGATTCATTGTGGTTTCGGTCAGCCACGGGATATTGTCGAACTCCACCGTGGCGATACCGTTCGCGTCATAGGCAGGCTCGGCGACGGTGAACATGTTGGTGTCGTTGAAACCACCTGTACCACGCCACCGTAACTGCCCCGTCCAGCCCGGAGCACCGAATTTCCTGATGCGGAGTTTAACGAAGCGATAGGACGAGGAGTTGATAGCCAGTGAACCCGGTGATGCCACCCACGGATCGGTGGCATGGTTAGCCGGGCGAATCCACCCGTCAACGATTGTGGGAGTTCCGTTCCCGGTCCAGCCCTCCACTGTCGAATCGAAGTACCAGATTTTGGCAGGATCGAACTGCGAACCGGTACCCGCCGAAATCTGCGCGATCTGCTGCGCCAGTGAGTCAGAGGTGGTCTGAATCGTCTGGTTGACGTTGCTGATATCCGCGACGCGCTCGTTTTTCTCGGTCAGCAGCGCCTGCCCGCGAGCCGTTGCCTCGTCGGTGATGGCTTTCTTACGGTCAGCCACCTCCTGCGCGAGGCCTGTTTTCGTCGCCGCCGACTCAGTCGTCACCATCTTGATGTCATCACGCGCCGACTGAATGTCGTCAGTCAGGTCCTGGATATCTTCGGTAAGTTCCTTATACGCGTCCGTTTGCTTAATCTGGTTATCAATGTCTACCAAATAATCAGCAGCGTTTGAGCTGCTACTGCCCTGAATCCAGTCCGTCCATGCCGACTGGTTGCCAGTGCGATCAACAAGCCGCGCCCGGTACCAGAACCCCACCCCGGCCTTTAGACCAAGCTGCTGGTATATTTGCTGTGGATACGGCACGCCAGCCAGCAGCATGGGATTCGCGCCCGTTGAAACGGTGGAATACTGAATTTCAGTCTGCAGGGTATCGCCGGTGCCTGCAGGAAAATCCCAGTCCAGCTGTACACCCCAGAGCAGTGGTGTTGTGCGGAAATTGACTGGCTTAGGTACATCACCGGCACGGCCCTTGAGATGAGTCAGTACTGATGTTGCCCACAGGCTGGAAGCGCCTCCGGCGTTAATCGCCCGAACACGCACAAGATAATCGCCTTCGAAGATCCCCGGCACTTCAATGTTTCGAAGCCCGGTTTGCGGAACATTCACCCACTCACTCTCATTTCTGCGCCACTGAGCCTGATAAGCGATCACATCGGCCTGAGGCTTACCGGCTTTATCGAGCGGTACATCCCAGGATGCCGTCAGCGTCGCTATGCGCTGGCCCTGACGCACCGACTCATAACTCGACACCACAATATTGCCGGGCTGCGAGACAACCCCAGTTGGGATGAGGCTGATCGGTGGGATATCTAGCCGCGCGTTGTGGTCAACTGCATCATATTTGGACGCATTGTATTCCGCGCCGGCAATGGTGTAGGTGTTCTCCTCGTCGTTGAATGTCAGGTTCATCACACGGAAATACTGCAGGCGCAGCTGTCCGGCATCGATAACGAAAACGGCATCTGGCGCTGGCGCAGAGGAAAACGCCGTGGCCACGATTAACTGCGTGCCGTTGACCGCCTGAATGACCCGGTTTTCCACAATGCCGCCCTGTGTGCGGATCATCAGCGTGTCGCCCGGGACGGCGCTGGTCCCGCGATCGGTTGTAACGGCTTTAAGCCCGGCGTTGTAACTCACAACGCGCCCACCGTACACACGCCCGGAAAAGCGTTCATCCGCAAAAGCGAATACGGTGCCGGGAACATAGGCAAAGCCATCCAGCCCGGTTTGCAGCGTGATCAGGCGATCGAGATAGTTGGAGTATACCGCCCACCCGCCGCGGCGCTGCGCCTCACTCTCACGCGTACAGCCAATGGCAGTCAGCTGCGTCTGCTTGAATTTGAACTGCTTCACCAGGTCAGGAAACATCACCGCAGTGGTGCGATCCTGGTAGTGGTTGTCCGGGTCGCTGAAGTTAATCAGCGCCGAACTGTAGCGGTTCTTCTCGCTGCCGCTGGAATAGTTCGGCTTACCGACGACCGAGGCGCGGGTGAGGATCTGCAGTTTCGTCGTGTCTGCCGGCATGTCCGAGACAACATTGAACATGTTGTTGCCCCAGAACGTCATACCGTTGAAGCCAGCGGCGATATCCTTAATCACCTGCCAGGCATCGGCCTGCGACTGGATATAGACGTCAAACAGGAAGCGCGGCTCGGTACCGGTGCCGCCCTTGCCATCGGGCACCTTCTGGTCACAGCGCTGGGCTATACGGTACAGCTCCCACTTATCCAGCATGGCTGCCGTTACCCGACGACCCAGGCCAAAGCGCGGCTCCGTGAGTACATCGAACCAGATCCACGCCGGGTTATTCGACCAGCCCCATTTGAATGTCCCATCCCAGGTGCCGTTATAAACCCGGCTAACCGGATCATAGTTCTGCGGGATGCGGATAATCCGCCCTTTTGGCTTGCAGGATATCTTCGGGATGTTGTTGAAGGATTTTGCGTTGAACGACACATACAGCAGCGCGGTATGCGGATAGCGCAGGCGCGCGTCGATCACCTCTGTGATGGCCTGCACCTGCGTTTTGTTCTGTAGCATCTGGCTGGTGCTGTCGGCGGTATCACGAACCACGCGGATCTGCCAGCCGGTGTTTGCCTTCGGCAGATTGATGCGGTGGGTCAGCTCGTACAGCGAGCTGAGCTTTTCGGTTACGGTTTTGGTGAGCACGGTGCTGTATGCCCCGCCATCTACCGCCACATCGATATGATAAGTGACGGAAGTGCCGACGATATCGCCATCATTTTCCTGCTGCTGCAGACCGGTAATGCCGATACGCACCAGCACTGCGTCAATCTGGGTATTACTGATGGCCCGGGTCCAGGGAGTGACCTTCGTCAGCGACACACCAATGCTGGTCTCGTTCTCTACGGCGGGGAACCCGGGGATCGGCGACTGCGTCTGCGTGCCCGGACGAAAGTCCCAGGAGACATTCTCGAAGTTCATCGAGCCGTCGGCGTTGCCCAGCGGCGTGCCGTCAAGGAAAATCCGGGTAGCATCCAGTCCACCAGCAAACTCGCCTTCACCGAGCGCCAGCAGCATACGGCAGCGCGCCATCGACTGCGCGGAATCGGGGTGTTCAACAGGCGTGTGCTGCTTCTGACTGCCGCCTTTTGCACCAGTAATCGTTGCCATATTGCATCCATAAAAAAGCACCCGATTGGGTGCTAATTGAAGAGTAAGAAATTTTCAGATGTCCTCGGCCACGATCCCCGCACTGATTATGGCGCCGCCAATTTCGCGCTCGCCATACAGCAGCGCGACCGGGTTGCCCATCGCCAGGGTGTTCACTGCGCCGCCGAAGGCATAGCTGGGCTTATTGTCGGGGTCATCACGCCCCTGAAGGCCTTTGGGCTGCGGCGAGAGCATCTGGTAGATACCGCCCGCAGCCATGCCGATACCAGCAGAAATCATGGCGCTACCGACCGGACTGGCCCAGCCAGCAGAGAGGCCAGACACTACGATGCCCGCCACTACCATCACTGCGCCAAGGATCGTCTGGAATAAACCTGCCTTTTTCGCCCCTTCAAGCACAGGCGCGATGCGGATATCACTGTCACCACCCAACTCCTTGAAATCCTGTTCGCCGATGTTGCGTCTGCCGCGAAACACCGCGAACGTCATGCCGTTTTTTTTGGCATTCATGAGAAAGCTTTCCAGCCCGTCTAGGTTGATGCACAGCGCCTTTACCGCTTCCGCTGACGTCTGCACCGCCAGCCGGTGAACGCGGCCAAACCGGGCACCCAGCGCGCCATACAATCGAATCGTGGTTAAGCGCGCCATGGCTTAATCTCCTGCGGCAGGTCTTTGTGCCGAACGCAGATCATCGTCCGGTCTTTAAAATATCCACGGGCATAAGGCGTGATGCAGGATGGCTGGCCGTACAGGTGGTGCAGCAGCTCGCCCTCTTCGGTGATGATCCCCGCGTGGTTCCACTTGTCCGACTCGACCTGCATGATCACCATGCACCCGGGCGCGGGGTCGCATTCGACAAACCCCTCACACTCCCAGTTATCGAAATAGAGGTTGTCGGGGTACTGGCTTTCCCACCACGGATAATCCACGCGGAAATCGTTCAGCGTGACGCCCTGTATGGCGTGCCAGTCCATGACCAGGCCCCAGCAGTCGTGCGAGCCAAGGAGGAACGGGCGGCCAATCAGCGGGATGGCGTCCGGTGTTATCTCTGCGTATTCATCGCAGTCCGGCGCGTAAATGCCCCAGACCACACCAGAGTTATTACACTGCTGGCGATCGAGGTCAGACGGAATAGGTCGTGCGCCATCGCCCGGGTGGGAGTGAATGACGCGGATAATGGTTCCTGCGTCCTCGGCGTTCGCCCAGTGCAGACCATCGATTCTGAAATGCTCGGTCGGGTTTTCGTGGCTGTTCGGCACCGGGATGTAGCGCTGGCGCCGTCCTGACTGAATGACGAAGCCGCAGCACTCGCGTGGGGATTCCTCCAGCGCATGCGCCCGGATCGCCGTCATAATGATTTTGTTCATGGGTATATCCGGTTATCGGGTGAAGAGAACTGTCGCCGGGTAGCCGCCGAAATCAAGAACGGCAGTGTTCGGTTCTGCCAGCCCGGCGCCGAAACGCTTGCGGCAGTCACTGAGGCAACCCCCGCATACATCAAACGCCGGGTCAGCTACCGCATTACCCTTCGCATCGAAATATGCCGTGCCGTTGTAGGTGCAGCCGTCACCGCTGCGGTATTGTCCGCGCAGTGCCCATTCGCAGAGAGAGGTGATCTGCCGGGTGGGTATAACCAGGTTCTGCAGGTCTGCCGGGCTACTGAGCGACCAGGACACCATCTCGTCATCTTCAGAGGTTTTGGTGTCCAGCCAGAAGGTCTGTAGGGAGAACATCGTCGGGTCTGCTGTCGGATTAACACCGCCCGGGAAGTTCACCGCATCCAGGTAAACCGCGTAGGTGTCAATGATGCTTACCTTTGCATTCACCATGTCTTTAAACTGGAGACACAGCGCAGTGATATGGCCGTCGAGGTTAGACACGCTGAGCTTTGGCTCGGCGGCCTGATCCGTTGAAAGCGCCAGGTCGGCAATCTGGAAGGGCCAGAACTCGTAGGCGTTGCCATCCCAGATGATGGGCTTCGGCCCCAGCCTGGCCTCGTCGCCGTTCGCCGCGTCTATCTCGGCAGGTGAATGGGGAAACGGGCTGTAGTGAAAGCGGTGGATCCCGCCGCTGAACTCTGAGGCATCCACTTCGACTAGGCGGACCCTGCCACCTGGCGCCAGCTTCGCCGCCTGATCAACAAGTGCCATTATGCGTATACCCCGTAGGCCCGTTTAATAGTGAACGTCAGCTCTGCGAATTTGCTGCTGATCTGGTTTTTGCGAACAGAGTCGGCGACAACGCGATACATTCCCTTCTCTTCGCCCGGCGGCGTAATGATGAAGGCCTTCACGGTATGAGCCAGAAGGAAATCGCGCACTGCGTTTACCTCTGTCTCAGTGCCGGTATGTTTCATCGGCACCTGGATCGCGGTGGAGTTGATGCCGTTCTCGGCAACCTGCTCATAGCCATCGCCAAACTGCGCCGCACGCACCGTCTGGCTGTATTCAACAGGGCCAGCGCCGAGCTGCGAGCGCCAGCTGTAGGTTTCGACTGCCATGTTTGCTCCATAAAAAAGCCCCGCATTAGCGAGGCTTGGGGTGGTTGAAAGCCCCGGACTGGGCTTGGTTGTTAGTCGGTTCTGCATGAACTCATTCGGAAGGTGTAGCACCACAGCGACAAATTTAAGAGCCCAGATGACAATGTGCTTCTTAATAGATTGCTGTAATATTGCGCGCCATTCAAATCAACTGCTCGCTTTTCAATCAACTAAGATTAGCTAAGACACCCTTTGATATGTCAAAATCTAACATGGAGTTATAAGCTGCCACAGAGCGGCCCTGCCCCATCGCATCTTTAATTAAAGGAGTTTCCAATGGGGTTTAGATTTCGCAAACGAATCCGAATTGCTCCCGGACTCGCTATAAATATCAGCAAAAGCGGCGTAAGCACATCAATCGGTAAAAGCGGCTGTACCACAAATATCAGCAGTAGAGGCGTAAAAACAACGCTTGGCATCCCTGGCACTGGAATTTCATACACTGCCGGTACTTCAGGGAAAAAATCTGCTAATAAGAAAGGCAGCAGCATAATTAGCAATCTTATTTGCTTATTTATTTTATTTGTGATTTACAAAGTTTTTACTTCATAAATTCTTATTACAATAACCTGCATAAACATCGCATTACATTAATATTGGTAAGGATTAACAAATGAAAAAAGTACTAGCACTGTTACTGGTAGTAGCATTCGGCTTGATGACCACTAACTCAATGGCCTGCCCGAAAGGTACACATCCGCATGGTGGAACTGGTTCGCATCACGCGGGCGGCACTTGCTACTAACAGTTGGGCGGCTTCGGTCGCCCTTTTAATATCAAAAGCACATCTGAGTAGGTTATCAAGCCTCCACAGAGCAGCCCTGCACTATCGCTTCATATTTGTTCAGAGGGTCACATGAACCGGGTTTGGCTAATCGTGTTGATTGTCACAATTTGCGCTGGTTTGGCGCAGGATTACATAACTGAAAAAGCAGCTGAACGCATTACTACAATCAGACAGTCATGTGTGATTGGGCATGGTTGCAAGAACATGTAGCCCATCTGAGTGGGCTGTTATTGAAGTCCGGCCAGGACTTGGTGGTTATGGTCAGTTATGTTTAACTTCCGCTCAATTCTTCAAGTCGGTAATCAGTTTTACCGTCTTTATCTTCGACGCATACAGCTCTGAATTTCTGCTCAAGGCCGAATTTGTTCTTGGCGCTAAACTCCTGTGTTGCGTAAAACTTCCCGTCATTACCCAGCAACCTTTTTGCACCAAACGCAGACATATTCAGGGTGCTTTTGTTAAGGACTGATTTTTTAACGTAAGCATCACAGGATTCACGAAGCTGATCCAGTTTCGCATCAGAAAGTTCTTTGGCCTCTTTCTGCTTCTTTTCTGCTTCGGACGGCTTATTAAGTACAGCAGCAATACCGACCACAATGATGAGAAGAATAAGCATCCCAACAGTCTTGAGAATTTTCATAAATATTTTTTTAAGCACTATCATCCCCTGATTAGTATGTTTTAAACATGATAACCAGGGGATGCATTGCTGTAACCAGGCGCGCGTGATATTGCCATCTCAGGATCACAACCTAGGGTCACTTGCTCTGGAACTGCCTGCCAAGAAGGCCATCGCTTCGAGCAGCCCTCGCAAGGATCTCCGTTACCTTAGTTTCTATTTCTTTCCCTAACGCCCGCGCTGCAGCGCTGCCATCCCCAGACGTGTTAGATGATGCATTGCCCTTATTATCCACATAAATATCTATGTTGACCTGCGGCTGCGCACCACCCCCACCCTGTGCCCTGACACCAAGCCGGCCAGCGGAATCACGCGTCAGCGGCATGATTGCCTCAGCGCCAGCCTCAGCGAAGACACCCCCCTTGGCAAACTTAGAGGCCCCCTGGAATGTGAAATACTGAGGTGTATCGTACACGCCATTCACATACTTACTGAGGCCCGGAGATTCATATACTCCGCCTTTAGCGTTAAATGTTAAACCTGCAGCTGCGTTCGCGTATGCTCCACCAGGTGTGTTGCCACCTCCTGATCCCCCACTTACCCACCCCATCGCAGCCTGTACTGCATAGGCAACCATGAGGCGGTTCGTCACATCCAGGATCATCTTGAGCATCGATTTCCCGAACTCTTTAACCGATGCTTTGCCTGTTGTCATAAGCTCGGTCAGCATGTCGCTCAGTCCTGTTAGCGTGGAGCTGGCAACATTCTTTACGGCATCGTAGGTATTTGTGGCGGCGTCCAGATACTCATTCCAGCCGCTTACTGCACCAGCTTTCCAGTCACCGCGCAGCTTATCCTCTTCGGCGTAGTAATTGCGAAGTGCTGCCAGCTCTTTTTCATAACTAGCATCTTCAAGCTTGCCACCGCCATTCAGCCATCCCTGTCGAAGCTGAGCTTCTTCCATCAGGCGCTGCGTTTGACGACTACTTAACCCGGCGCTATCACGCAATGCATCGGTTTTTTCAGCCATCTGGGTGACATATTTGTTTGCCTGCTGCGCCAGCCCGTTAATCTTCTGCTGGGCCTCAACTTCCTTATTTTTCTGATCCACAACTTTGGCGGCGTTGAGGATGGCCTCACGGTTCGATAGAAGAGATTTCTCCTGTGCGCTCAGAGCGCGAGACTTAGCAGCCTCGTCCAGCTCGGCAAAATGAGATTGCTGTTTGCTGAACTCGGTATTTTTGGCGTGAACATCTCCCGTCTGACGCAGCGTTTCGAGCGTTTCCGTTAGGGTTCTGGCCTGGGCGCGGTAGTTCTCCAGGGTGCGATCGCCAGCATCCAGCGTAGCTCTTGCCTCTTTGGTCTTTTTGGCAGAGTCCTCGGCAAGTTTTGTTACCGCATCCCTTGATTCGCGGCTCGTGCCTCCCTCCCCTTTAACGTTGGCTCCTCGCGCTTCAGCTTCATAGTTTGCCTGTGCGTTAGGCGCAGTAACCCGCTTCCAGAGTTCATCGTAGCGTTTTTTGTTCGCCGCAATCTCTTTGTCAGCTTCAGTCCCGGCCTTTTTCATAGCCTCAACATCCATGCCGAGGAACTCAGTTATTGCACCGCCGCCGGGTATTTTTTCAGCCCAGCCAGCTAATGTCCCGGTAAATTTGGCATCCAGCGAAGTGATATTGAGAAAGAGATCCTTTATCGATGCCTTAACCAGATCAAAAATATCCAGTATCTGGCTTCCCCAGGCGCGGACCGTGATCCCAATCTGCCCAAAGGAATCAGACGCAAAAGCCTTTAACCCCTGCCAGGCCTGCCCGATATTATCGGTAGCCTCTACAATTTTATTACTGCGATCCTCCATGGTGTTGGCGAACAGCGTAATCGCTTCGTTTGCCGCGGCTGTTTTTCCCTTCGTTTTTTCGAGGATGATGATGTGCTTCATCATGGCTTCATCAACGAAGCCATAATGCTGGTTTATGCTGGCCAGCGCCTTAACGGGATCGCTCGCGAGACGTGAAAAGTCAGCAAGTGCTGCTTTGGTATCAAGCCCAGCATCTCCCATAGCCAGTATCGCGCTGGCCACTTTCTTCATCTGAACGTCGGTGTATTTGCCCGTATCGTTGAGCTTAACCAATATATCCACGGCGTCCGCCAGCGAAGATCCTGCATTGCCGGCAACCTCACTCGCCGCATCATTAAGCTGCACCATGGAAGAAAAGCCAGCGCCGCCCATCGAGATGAGCGATCGGGCGACGGTATCAAACTGCTGGGATGAACTGTATGCGGCCCCCGCCAGAACAGCGAGCACTGCAGCTGTTCCTGCAATGGCAAGGTTAAAGCCGTTAAGCAGCCCACCAGCCCTACCGAGTTTCTCAGCTGCTTCAGAGGTGTTGTTGAGCCCCTCCGCCGCATCATTGATATTGTCCGCAGTCTCTGAGGTTTCTTTGCATTCTTCGTTGAACCCAAACAGGGCATCTTTCAGGGCCTGGAACATGGCCCCAAACCCGCCGAAGGAGTCTTTAATCTGTCCACCCTGCTGGAGCAGGATCAGGAACGGGGATTGCCCACCAGCCAGCTGCGTAGCGATATCGGTAAACTGCGCCGGGAGCATGCGCAACGCGGCGCTGTACTGCCCCACTGAAATACCCGCACGCTGAGCTGCAATCTCCTGTCTCGATAGGGCATCAGGTAGAGCACTGGCGACAGATGAAAGCCGCTCCCGCGTCTGGCTGAGGATGGTGTTGAAGTGCTCGAACTGCACGCCATTGATGCGCCCTGACTCGAAATGGGCCACCAGCTGCGCGTGCTGCTCATCCAGCGAGTTGAACGCGCGGATAGTCGGGTCGATGGAGCCCAGCAGGTTCTTCAGCGCGGCGGACTGCTTCTCGGCGGCCTGGGTCGCTGCCAGTTCAGCTTGCGCCCTGGCTGCCGCTTCACCAGTATCCGTCAGCTTAAGCCGCGTGTCGTCGAGGATTTTGTTGTAGTGCTGAAAATCGTCGGTATCCAGAAAGCCCCTGGTCTGGAAGTTACGCAGCGCAGCCTGCTGTTCATCCAGGCGATTCAGCGCCTTGTTTACCGGGTCGATGTTCTCCAGCAGCCCTTTCAGAGCAGCCTGCTGCTCTTTAATACCTTCACTGCCCTGCTTCGCAGACTCAGCGCCAGCGCGGAATACGCTGTTAAGGTCATCCGCTTTGCCTACAGCACCCGCCGCAGCTTCACCGAGTTTATCCAGTTCATTGCTGGCCGTTTTCAGATCGGATACGTCAGCGCGCAATGTGATCGAGGCGATTTGGTCACTCATCAGGCCGTCTCCTTATGCATCACTTTGAGAGCCTCGCTTTCCATGATTCGAATATCAGCCATGCAGGCCGCCGCATCCTCAACCCCGTGCAACTGAAACACCCAGGGGAGAACGTTGTAATCAAGACCGGTGGCACCGCTCGCGCCGATGCGCCATTGGGTCGCCAGTGTGGAGAAGACGGTAAAGGCCTCCCATATAGATGGCAGGATCCCCACCTCTTCCTCCACGTCCTCAGGCGTTAAACCAAAAGCGGCTAACTCCGCGAGCGTCGGTCCCGGTGTATACATCGCTGCGGCGACCTGCCTCAGTTTTTTTCGCGGATACCCATCAGCTCTTTGGTGTAGGCCAGACCGATGCTGTCGAACGCGCGCGGATAGTTCTGCAGGAGGATGACCACATTACCGCGGGTAAACTCGTCCGGCAGCGCCCAGCCTTCGACGATTTCCATAAGGTAATCGGCCTGTGGCTCAATAGGAGCCTTTTTGCCATCGGCCTTTTTTTGCAGCTTCTCGTCCATCACGCGTAGCTCTTCAAGCGTCTTGTGGCGGAAGGTAAAGCTCAGTTTGCCGTCCTCTTTACCGGCTTGCGGGATACTGGCGGTAGCGGGAAACGTTGGGTTCGGGATCAGGGAAAATTGGGTCATTGATTCATCTCAGAATGGCCCGGCGAACCGGGCCTGGAGGTTAACTGACGGTGACGGTGCACGCAGCAGAGGAAAGGGTTTTGCCAGCGGCGTCTGTAACGTCGCAGATGTAAGAGCCCGCATCGCCGGATGCGATAGATGGGATGTTGAACGTCGAAGCTGTTTTGCCAGGGATGGCGGTGCTGCCCTTCTTCCACACGTAGGTGTAAGGTGCGGAGCCGCCCTGCATAACCACAGCCAGATCCAATGCAGCGCCAACTGCGAGGGTTTTGGTGGCTGGCAGGTTGGTCAGGAACGCCAGCGGCACAGCGGAGGCATCGGCGATCGGGTAAATCTGCATATCCGATTCGAAGTTCATGCGCGCGTCGTTGCTTTCCACCGCGTTGATTTCGGTACGAGGCACCTTCTGGAATGACACTTTTGCAGAGTAAAAGCGATCTGCTTTCCCGCGCGGATTATGGAACCAGACCGCTGTAGTGTCGCTGGATTCGTCCAGGTCGCTTAGGCGTTTGTAGATCGCCAGTTGCGGGTCATGCGCGAAGGTGTAAACCTGAACCACTGCGTTTTTAAACGTCGGGATAGTACGGGCCTTATCATCTTCCAGGAACTGGATAGCGATGGTCTGCTGGTCACCACCCTCAGTGGACAGCGTCATGACCTGCGGCATGGTGATCCATGAGTCGACTTTGCGCAGCGTACCCGCGCCGGTGCCAGCCGGGAATTTTGCGGTATTGGTCGTATCGAACGCTTCCAGCACGATTTTGGTACCGGTCACCGATTTCACGCGCAGCACCATATTATCGAGCTTGAGCCAGCCAGAGCTTACCTGGACCACGTCGCCCGCGAGGATCCCGGCAGCCGAGGCAACGGTCAGTTCGCATTCCGTCGCGTTGGAGGCTGCAGTGAAGACAATCGGCGCAAGATAGGCCTTGGCCACGTTCACACGTGACCCGTTAGGGATTGCGAATGCCATTGCATTCTCCTGAATTGAGGAAATAAAAAACCCGCCGGGTGGCGGGTCAGTAATCAGCGCGGTACTGCATGCTGACAGGGGTAGTGTAGGTGATGGAGCCGCTACTGCCGTTTGGTGCAGATGTCGGGCGATCCTGTATCGGCGTGCGCACCTGCGGCGGCCCGTTGATGTACACAGTCAGATCACCATCCACTAGCGGCAAACCTTCGGGGAAGGCGTCAGCGACCGATTTTGCCAGCCGCCTGGCCTGAGTCACGCCACTTCCAGCAGGGGCAATGATGTTGAGCTGGAGAATGCCTTGGTACGTACGCAACTGGCCTTCAAGATCCTGCCCCACGGTTTGTGCAGGCAAGACATAAACGCGCCCATAAGGCGCATTATCCGGGGGAGTAAACGCGATGTTCGGCCATGCCACAGGCAGCCCGAGCGAGGAGCAGATAACCGCTACACGACCTTCCAGCAGGTCAGCGATCCGTATTGACTGGTCACTGGCCATTGCGCACCTCACTCATTGCCTCACGGAACAGCTGCGCGGCATCCAGCGCAGTGATGCCCACCATGCCGCCAGGGGCCTGACCGGAGTGCCCGTTCTCCAGCGCCTGTGCATACGGCAGGTTATTGGTGAAGTAAATCGAGCTGACCTGCCCTACCCGGAATACCTCGAGCACCGCCAGGCCGCGTGAGTTTGAGCCCTGACCTGAGGCGTCCGGCGTATCATTGGACTGGGTCGGCTGGCTATCAAAACCCACATACCAGTTGTTCTTGAAGCGCCCGCCGACATAGCCATCAGGCTTTTTGATGTCCATCGAGTCGTTAACTCGCAGGCCACGCTTAAGACGTCCTGATTTGGTCAGGTTGGCCGGGTCATCACGCAGGGTCGCGTTATGCTCCCGCACCGCAGTGTTATAGGCTGTCGCAGTCTGGTTGACCTGCCAGATATCAGGCTGGCCTACCGGGGACATTTCGACTAGGCGTCCGAGGATTTTAATACCCGTCCGGCGGACCACTTCGTCCATCTCCTGCTTTGAACTATCCACGAACAACTGAATGGCAGCCAGGAACGGTTGATTAACAGATCCGGCCATAGTTACGCCCTCAGCTGGATGTTGTAGGAGATCACCATATCGGCAGGCTTAACCGGATTCGGCTGCACCACCCGCCACTTTTTGCCGTCGATTTCGATGCGGTCATCGATGCGCACTTCCGTTTCGAACGTGGCCACCAGATTCTTATCGCCGGTGGCGATCAGGGAGCCGTCGATTTCGCGGGAGGAGTATTCGGTGATAACGCCGGTTACGGTCGCGGTAATGGCCGGGGTGGTGACTTCCTTCCCGAACTGGTCGCGGATCGTGCCGCCTCCGCGGGTAAGCTGATAAGCCTTCCCATTCTCGGTCAGTAGCCGGGTTGCGGTCGCGCGCATGCGACGGTAGTCGATTGACATATCACCCCCTTTCGATACGGATTTGATTGCCGCCCACCACCAGCCCGCGCAGCGAGGAATAGAGCCAGGGGAATGACGGCGCGGCCTTGTTCGTGCCCGGTTCGTACTGCACTGTCACCGCGCCCTCGACGCGCTCCATGACCACCGCCCCGCCACCAGCAACCGACGGCGTGAGATCAATCTCCTGCGATTCGATAGCCAGGCGGCATTGCGCGTCAACCAGGCGCTGCGGGATGAAGTCATCCGGCAGGTCAACGCCATCGAAGCGCACGCCTGCACGCGGCCACGACAGCGGCTGTGAGGCGCTTGAACGTTGGCCGCGCCATGCCTTCCCTTCCAGATAGTCCATTGCCTGCATCAACAACATGCTGCACTCGTCGTCATCGGCAGGAACGGTATATCCGCGCCCTGCCGCGAACGCGCGCAGGTCAACGACGCTGGCGTAAGTGTTGAAATCGGGCGAATGGGGATCGGCAACCAGCATGGTTATTCCTCCAGACGCCAGTCCAGCGCCAGCCAGTTATCCACTTCGTCAGAGTGAACCTCAGCGCTCAGCGGGCCGCCGGGGAACTCTGGCACGTCACGCACCATGGCCACCAGCTCAATGCCAGGCTGTTCCTGCTGCTGGTCCTGCTGGGTAGGAGCATGTTCAACATCGTTCTGCGCAGCAAGCTTTTCAGCCTCACGCTGCGCGCGCTGCTCTTTAGTTAATCCGGCCATTGGGCCTCCTGAATCACAAAGGGGCCGAAGCCCCATTGGTTAACCCATGATGATGGTGGAATGCTCAGGCTGCACGGCTGCAACGCCCCACGCCACACCAACTTCATAACGCACCTGACGGTACTGGCGATACAGCGCGATCTGGAAGGTGATGCCGGATACCGGGTCGGTCACGTTCATCACGTCGTCAGCGGTATCGCCGCCTTTTGGCATGGCCGGGGTACGGCAAGCCAGCAGGAATGCGTTACGGTCAAAGGCAACGTTTGGCGCGAACTCGCTCAGCACAGTGACAGTTGCCTGATCTGCCAGATCCTGACGCAGGCCCGGTGCGCCGATGGTGATAGTCGAAGAGGTTGCCGCGCCGCCCATGTACTGGTTGTCATCTCCATCGAACTTTACTGCGGTCCCGGCAGCAATACCGCCAGTGCCAGCAGAGATAGCAATAATGATGTCTCCCTCTTTCTTCGCACCGTTGACCTTATAGCCCGCCGCAGTGCTTTTCGCGGTGCGCTTGATGTTGGCGGATTCGTGCAGGTTAAAGCCCATCACACGACCAATGATGCCTTCACGCAGCAGCTGATCGGTACCGGCTTCGTTCGCTTTGAACAGTACGGACTGTTTACCACGGATGGACGCCATCGCTTCGCCGCCCAGTACCATGCGCAGGTCAGTGGTTGGTGCGCCGTTATCAGTCAGCACCTGGCGAGCGTTCGCCGCATCAGACAGATCGTCTTTGACACTGAACGGTGTATCTTTTGGAGCACCAACAGCGCGGGAAGACTTGTAAGCCAGTGATGCCAGGTCAGCATCCATTTCGTTGCTCAGTGCGCGGAACGCCTGAGAAAACTGGTCAGCCAGGACAATGTCATAGGTGCCTGATGGCCCGATGGCAAGCTGCTCTTCACCATTCCATTTGACCGGGGCCATTTTGGATTTGGTGATTTTGACGTCCACAGTACCAATGTTCTGATCACCGTCGTTTGGCGCGGTTGCCGCCGGGGTGATATCAACGGTGGTGGTTTTTGGTGCCACCGGTGCGGTCACGGTCTGGTCTTTAGCCGCGGCATCGGCTTTGGCGTTACGGGCCACCGCCGGGATAAAGCCCACCTGCTCGCGGGATACGCGATTCAGGGCGGTGAAGATGGTTGGGATGAGACCAGTGAGGGTGTTGGACATTCAGGTTTCCTTTCGGTTAATCAACGATGCTCGTGCCGCCGCCAATTACCGTTTGTTGTTCAACTGGCGGTAAGGCGTCGAAAGCAGCGCGTTTCATGGTTTTCTGCCCGGCCTGATGCTGCGACTGGTGAGAGCCACCGCCGCTGTTGCCGGACGCTTTGAGGATGTAGTCTTTCTGCGGATGCGACTCGACCAGAGATTCCAGCGCTTCATCGAAGCTGGCCAGCTCGCCGGGCTTGGTGCGGGAGAACACCTTATTGCCTTGGCCGTCGTAGGCCACAACCTTGCCGTCTTCGATTTTGAAGTTCTGGCCGAAGTGGGAACGTACAAACTCAGCCGGGATCGCCATCTTCTCAGAGATGAACTTCGAGCCACCGAAGCGGCCGCCGATCATCTCGTCGTAGAGCTGGGTTTCCAGTTGCTTAGTTTTGCCGTTCGCTTCGTCCAGCTGCTGCTGGTAAACCTTGGTGATCTCAGCCTTCACCTGGTCAACGGCGCCAGCGTCGATCAGCTTCTTCTGGTCGATTTTGGTCATCATCTCCAGGGCTTCGAGCGCCTTGGTCGGATCGCTGATGCCAGCGAATTTCGCGAGACTGGCTTCCGCCTGCTCCTTCGCCTCACGGTGGGTTTTGGCCTCACCGTTCAGGGAGGTGATTTTGGTCATCGCTGCGACTGCGTCGAACGGGATCTCTTTGCCGTCGTCATGAACGTACACAGGCATACCGTTTTCAACGACCACATTGCCGTTAGCATCAAGTTTGAGTTTCATTATTTTGCTCCAGCCTTCCGGCCATTGGTAATAGGTCATCCGACCCGGTCACCGCGTCGCATCCGCTCAGCGGCAGGCATAAAAAAGGCCGCCCGAAGGCAGCCTGATGTTGATGAGGTATGTGTTATTCAAATGCCGACGCATCCACGCGGCGCAGTTCGTCCAGGGTCAGGAACTCCCCGGCATCATTGAACATCTCCGGCACGGTAATTTTGCCGTCACGTAGCATCATGGCGCGGGTGACGCCCAGCACCTGCTCCTGTCGAGCGTATGGCTGTCGGATGAGCCATTCAGCATAACTTGTGCTCGCTGGTACCTGCCCATCCATCGAGGCGCGCGTGGCGCTGCTCAGTTCGCCAGAGGATATCTTCAATTCCTCCCACGATTTGGTAATCAGGATTTCGCCGGAGCGGCAGCAGAAATGGATTTTGCCGGGCCCGCGCAGGTACGGGACAACATGCCCCAGCGGCTTGCCGTCGAGGGTGTAGAGTTTGCGGTCGCGAATAATGCACCACTGGCTGGTATGCGTATCCAGCGTGGAGGACCACTGTTTGGCCTTCACGATATCGCTGTTGGCCTGGGCGAACTCCTGACGCGCCGTGGCGGCCATGTGATTCACAGCGGTGCGGGTCACCACCGCCAGGTCGCGCCTGGATGCGTTAATCACCCCATCTTCACGTCTGAGTTTCGGCGTGCCGGCAACGCGCTTAACGATTTGCTCTACCGTTTCGCCCTGAAGGAAACCGGAGCGCACAGCGTTGGTGATTTTGTCCAGCCGGTCAGCTTCAAGCTTCTGTCCCCACTCTTTCAGCAAACGCCCCTGGAACGGCTGCGCCACAGCTGCGGCGTAAACCTGCTCAGGTGCGATGCTTTGCAGCGGTACATGCTTAATGATCTGCTTCGGGATGATGCTGCTGAACAGGTCCAGCTGATACCCGGCCTCATATTCAACGTAGCGCGCCAGTTCCCGAGCCAGCGCATCATTGACCGGTTCGTAAGCCTTCTGGTTCAGGTCACGTACGCCAGCCAGCAGCGAAGCGAGGCGGCGAGCACTGTAGGTGTCGGCACGCTTGCCATCCAGCAGCACCAGCAGCCTGGCCGCCAGGTCTGCATCCAGCTTGTTCAGTAGCGCCACCATGCGTCGGGCGACGCCATTACCATAGCGGGTCACATACAGGCCATGCGCTATCGTCTCGTCCTGGAGCCTGTCATTGACGGAGCGGGCCATATCACACCTCGTCTACTGGCGGTTCGGTCAGCGAGGCTGACTCGGCCAGCAGCTCGCTCAGCACCACATCAGGATCCGCATCAGCATCGATGATGTTCAGCTTCTGTAATGACTTGATAGCGTCCACACGGCGGATGTCACCACCCTGGCGCAGCGACTGAATGGCCAGCGCCGCCGGAGGGTTAAACTCTTTCGACTCGACATCCAGCTCAGTGCGGACATCGACGCTACCGCCGTCCTTCTCGCCGATGTATTCGGCCATGATTTGCAGGATGTTGTCGATCGCGTCTTCCAGGCTTGTTGCCATTGTGTAGAGCGGCGACTGCTCCTGCATCTTCTCTTCCGAGGTCTGGTCTACAGACTTGGTCGATGTGTTGTCGGTACGCAGCAGCTTTGCGCCAGCCTGGCGCATCTGCTCCACCAGCTCAGCCAGCGACTCTTTGCCAGCGCCAATGGAGGAGCCGGTGTGCTCGACGTACTCGAGGCCCTGTTTCTGTCGATCATTGAAACTTGCCGCAGATGAAGAACCAATTACCAGTTCCTGCCCCTCCTCCAGCCCGAACACGGTGAGGATGGGCACCCGGGCGACGTGCAGGATGTTGTCCTGCTCGCTCTGGCTCTGCCAGTGCTTGACGTTCAGCAGCGCCATGTTGAGCAGCGGCGGTGAGCCGCACATAAAACCGGTGCGTTTGGTGTAGAGCGTGACCAGGGTGATGTCCCGGCGGGAGGTCTGCCACTCTTCATGCAGCGCCCAGCCCACCTGGCCATCAGTACCAGTGGCCTTGCGGTAAATCTGCACATGCCCGGGCGTCAGCAGTCGAATCTGCTCGACCTTTGTCTGCCCGAAATCGTCACCATCCTCGACCACCACCTCTTTGATGCGCAGCGACGTGAGCACGACCTTACCGCCGGTCATCTTCGACTTCCAGCCGATCACCTGGCGGGGATTCAGCATGGTGACGTACGGGCGCGCGCCGGTCGCCTTTTCGTCAGCTTTCGTCCTGACCTGCTCTGCGTCCACACGCGGATAGTCCACCAGCGCATGGGACAGACCGTACTGCATCGCCAGGCTGAAGAACGCCTGCGCCCATACATCGAGGCGGGTGCCTTCAAGGTCCACGTCTTTCGCGAACTCACGCAGCTGGTCCGGCACGTTTTCGCCCAACTGGATTGGTTCAGCGAATACGCGCCCGACGTTCTGGTTGATCGTCTCTTCGTAGGCAGGAAGTAGCGTGGCCACCGCCAGGCGCTTTTTGTAATCTTCTTTGTCCTCTTTCGGCCAGCGCGGCAGATAAGCCTCACCAAGCTGGCGCATGTACAGCGTGCCGCCCATCAGGGCGTCGTTAATGTCCCACGCTTGCACCATGTTCCCATAGTCCAGATTGGGTGTTGAAATATCAGGCATGGAGTTAGAGCCTCAGGCTGGTGACTTTGCCGACTTTCTTCGGCGGTGAATGCAGGACGGCGTAGCGCGTGCCATCCCAGTCGTGATCTTCCTGCTGGGTGTCTACGTCGTCAGGGTTCTTACTGTCGCGAACGAGCACCGGCACACGGCTAATCCAGCCCCGGCAATAGTCGAATGCGTAGAAGGCTGGCTTCTCAGGCATGCCTGATTCCAGCTTTTTACCTTCAATCACGGCCTCGAGCATGTCAGCAAATAGCGCCGCGCCGTTCACGCGCGATCCCGGTTTTTTATTGGATGGCACCCATTTGACGCCCTGCGATTCCATTTTCTGTGCAATGGAGAGTTCGTCATCGCCAGTGTTGTAGATCGCACCGTCAGCAGGGCCGGGAACTACCTTCTTGCAGATGCCGGGCATAATGTTTAGTTGCCCCTGAGTTACCCCGTTGAGTTTTATCTCCTCGGGCTCAGCAAGCTCTTCGCCCACCAGCCGCTTATCCACCCAAGCCACACCTTTTGCGACGTTTGTGGATGACATATTCAGGCCTTTATTCAGTTCATCAGGCGGGCAGCCATACCATTCGCCAATCAGGATCAGCGACCCAGCCGGCGGGCAGAACTGGCGACCATCAGGCAGCTCGGCGGCGGTGCCGTCGGCACGCGCCCACCAAAGGTTTGAGAACGGTTTCGACTCACCCCAGTCGTGGGAGCGGTCAACTGTCCAACTATCCGGAATGCGGAACGGCTTAATGACGTGATGCGAGGCATTCCATAGATGGTCAAAGCGCCCGCCGCTGGTGACATCCCATGAGCCCTCGACCCATGCTTTGCGCCGGTTCGGGTCCTTGATGGCCATAAGTGTGGCTATGTACTGGGGATCCAGATACGGGTTCTCTTTGAACGAGCCGTGAATCGCAACACGGGTAAGCGTCACGTCCTCTTCGCGTTCGGTCTGCGGGTTAAACACCTTTTGCGTCTCGCGAATGATGGTGCCGCGCGGCGCTGGCTCGATGAAGCGCTTCTTAACCCAGGTGTGGCCAATGCCAAACGGGTTTGTGGTGCTGAACGTCTCCAGTGGGATCGGCCTCAGCAGCGAGCCATCTTCCCGTGGGTAATTCTCCGGCCTGAACGATGAGCGCCGGCAGGAGAACATCATCTCGTAGAACTCACCAGACTGCTGCTTGGTCAGCTCGTTGAAGCCAATGAACGGGAACTCCTGACCGTGATAGTCCCAGTAGTCGCCCTCTTCCTTCCCGAAGCGGAACAACAGCTCTTCACCGGTAGGCCACACCCAGCGCAGCTCAGATGCTGACGCCAGATAACGCGCACCGTCGTTAAACAGGCGGTACATACGCTTCGACTGGGTGATGATGTCGGTAAGGTTCTTATACTCGGTATCGAATATCACGCCACGCCAGAACGAGCCATAGCCCAGGCCAACGAGGCGACGGAAACGCGCCAGCTGCGCGGCAGTTTTACCCGGACCGCGCGTTCCCTCGTAGAGAATTTCGTTACAGGGGCAGCTCAGTGAGAGCGATTGCGATCCCGGCAGAGGTTTCCAGACGGCTTTGTAATTCATCCACCAAGAACCTCGCTCTGCTGCTTCTGTGCTGCCGCTTCCCAGCTATCCACGTTGTCGCTAGTCGGTACCAGCATGACGTTGTGGGTCGCTACGACTTTCTGCTCAACCTGCTCTTTGAAGGCCTGCACGCGAACGTGCTTACCGAGCAACTCAAGGTTCTTCACCTTGTCAGGCCACTTTATCTTTTTGAGGATGGTTTCCGCCGTTTCCTCGTCGAAGTTCTGTATGGTCGTGCTGATATCAAGCCCGGTGAGCGTGGTTCGCCATGACTTAGGCCACATGCTGATCGCTTTGAGGCTGCCGTCATCATTGAGGATATCCAGAACGTCCATTTGGTCGATTTCAACTAAGCGTCGGAGCACATAATCAGCATCAATACCCACAACTTCGTTGCGCTTCGCTTTGAGTTCGGCGATTCTGTTTTGGATGTCAAGTTTTGACAATAGCTGGGCGGCGATGCGGTTTGCAGTTTTGACGCTGTACCCCGCCCGAATAGCCGCTTGCGTGGCGTTTAAGTCGATGAGGTACTCGCGACAGAACATTTCTTGTTTGTCGGTGAGTGCCATGTTTTATTCCAAAGGATTGAGTATGTCAGAAATTGTTAAACGCTCTTCTAAAAGCGCTGGGGATGCAGGTGAATACTTCATTGCCTATATGCTGTCACGCCTGGGAATATCCGCAGCACTAACAACGAGTGGTTCTAGCGCTGTAGATATAATTGCCACTATTGACGGTTCAAAGAGTATCAGTATTCAGGTTAAAGGCTCTTGGGCAAGAAGCCAGCCACGTCAATGGATGGTCGGCAAGCACATGCCTGCTGCCTCTCCTGATTTCTTTTACGTGTTCTGCAATATGTCTGAAGATATAGCCAATAAAACCTTTCCCGAAGTTTTCATCGTTCCGAGCGAAGTAGTCGCCAGCCATGCCACCTGGCATCACAGTGCCCCCCTATTCAAAATAAGCAAAGCTGATGAGGGGCAGTATCTTGACCGTTGGGATTACATAGCCGAGGCATTACTAGCAAATTAATTACATACCAGCGCCAGAGCTTTTGCATAAAGCCGTTACGATGGGTCTACCCATAGTGATGGCAATAAAAAACCGCCCGGAGGCGGTTACAGTGTTTTGTATGGCTTAGGCTTAGGGTCGCCATGCTGGATGTGGGATTTAATCACATTGTCGCTTGGCTTATTCCCATGGTAGCCAACCAGATATATTGAACCATCAAGCTGGAACTCGACAACTTGGTATTCGATCTCTGGAGCGGTAGCTACACCATTGACCATCGGGTGGTGTTGAAAGCGTGGGTCGGACAATTTAATTACGCATTCAATCTTATCTCTATATGTAATGTTACCGCTTTGACCGCCGCCAAACATTATCACCTCAAACATATGCACCTCCTTTTCATCGATGCCACTTAATTATATCACAATGAAAATAAAGGATTTTATGTCAACCACAATAAAAATTGAGATGTTCATCACCATTAGCAAGCGCCAGGGATAGGACGCTTTGGAATGGCTAACAGTCTTCGTCAGGCTTTGCCACTGAGCGGCAGGCGAACATGCATGCCTTTTGCATCTCAGTTTTCGCCATTGCAACCCAGCGCGGATCAGCGCCGGTTTCTTTGGCGGTATCCAGCAAGCTCAAAAAATGTCGGCTTACGTCTTTGAGAAGGTTCATCACCTGAATGTCACCTTCCGTTAAGGTCCGGTATCCCTTCACAGTGCTGCCGTCCTGCGGTTTTGCTTCGCTCATTGATTTACCTGTGGGTTGATGGGCCAGCTTTGCGACGCTTCACAGCGTGGCTAACCGTGTTGTGCAGAGTGGAGAACATCATCAGGCGCTCTGCTTTAAAGCGCCTGGGGCTGCTCACTTCACAGCGTCATACCAGGCCTGCCAGCGGTACTTATCAAGGCGCAGCTGGCGCAGGCATTCCGCAGTTTCGATATCAGCCTGCAGATCTTCATCGCTATTGGTGCCAGCGTTACTTCCCTTGCAGGGTTCCTGCATCAAATCCGCTGATGGAGTTGGCAGCGTCGATTGCCTCTCTGCGCAGCCGGACAGACTCATCGTCAAAATCACAAACGGTACGATTTGGATCCTGGACATATTTCACCACGTCACGGGTTATGGTTCGGTAGATTACCCGGCCTTCGTCTCTGGCCTGAGCGGCCTTCAGTTCGACAGGCTGAATAGCCTTTTCGGCTTTGGCCCGCTTATCAGCGGCCAGCACGTTGATGTGTTCAGCGTGGGCATACCAGCCATTCCTGTAACGTAGCTCGCCATAGCCAATAGCAAGCAGCATGCCCACGAGAGCAATCAGCAGAACTGTTCGAAGGCTACAGGTCATATTTGCTCTCCGCCAGGCACATTGAGCGCTCCATCTCTCGCCGGTTCTGGAGGCCTTTCCACTTCATACCACCAGCGTAAACCCAGCGCCGCATCTCTTCGCACG